GCCAGAGCCAGAGCCAGAGCCAGAGCCAGCGGTAACAAAACGCGGGAAAACCAAATGAAGCCATCCATACAAGAGCTTCGCTACCAATGCCACATCGACAGTGATGACGATGCCGAAGATGTAATGCTGGAACTGTACCTTAATGCCTCTCTGAAACATGCCGAAAAAATTGTTAATCGCCATCTTTATGATGACGCTGTTCCGGAAGATGACCCGGATGGACTGGTAATTGATGACGATGTCAAGCTGGCCCTGATGTTGCTTGTATCGCACTGGTATGAGAACAGAGAGCCAGTAAGTCACGACAGCGTCAATACTATTCCATTCGGTGTTGAGGCGATTCTCAAACAGCACCGCAAAAGACCGGGAACGTAGGAGGTATTATGCAGGCAGGTCGATTACGCCATCGCGTTACTATCCTGAACTTTACTTCTTTTCGTGATACGACAGGCCAGCCGGTTGAAGAGTGGCAGGAGGGAAAGACCATATGGGCGGAAGTATTGGGTATCAGCGGCAGGGAGCAGTTGCAATCGGGTGCGGAAACGGCGCAGGCAACGATCCGGGTGTGGGTCCGTTTCCGGCGTGATGTGACTGCTGCGTCAAGATTAAAGGTGCTCACAGGACCATTTAAAGGCGCGGTACTGAATATCATCGGCCCCCCCATACCAGACAGTAAAGCCACCAGGCTGGAAATACTCTGTAAAAATGGAGCGGAAAAATGATTGATATCAGTCTTGATTTTTCTGGCCTTGAAGAGATATCCCGCGATCTGGAATTACTGAGCCGTGCCGAAAACAACAAGGTTTTGCGTGATGCAACGCGCGCTGGAGCCGAAGTGCTTAAGGAAGAAGTGATCGCCCGCGCTCCCGTGCGTACCGGGAAACTGAAAAAAAACGTGGTGGTGGTGACCCAAAAAAGCCGTCGCCGCGGGGAAATTTCTTCCGGCGTCCATATTCGTGGTGTTAACCCGCGCACCGGGAACAGCGATAACACAATGAAGGCGAGTAACCCGAGAAACGCCTTTTACTGGCGATTCGTTGAGCTGGGCACCGCGAACATGCCTGCACATCCGTTTGTGCGACCCGCTTACGATACTCGCGAGGAAGAGGCCGCCAGCGTCGCCATTGCCAGGATGAATCAGGCTATTGATGAGGTATTGAGCAAGTGAATGAAGATAATATCTACGCCTTGCTTTCTCCCCTGGCAGAAGGACGGGTATATCCCTATGTTGCGCCATTAGGTAGTGACGGGAAACCGTCGGTCACTCCACCCTGGATTATCTTTTCCATCGTCGATGATGTTTCCGCTGACGTGATGTGTGGCCAGGCAGAGAGCAGGGTTTCCGTTCAGGTCGATGTGTATGCCACAACGATCACTGAATCACGATCTCTGAGAGATTTGGCGCTTGCTTCGCTTAAGTCGTTAAACCCTACAGAGGTGGTAAAAATCCCCGGATACGAGCCATATTATCGGCTATACCGTGCCACCCTGGATTTTAAAGTTACCCCCTGACAATTAATTCACCCAACGAACCCGCCTGATGGCGGGTTTTCTTTTTCCAGGAGACAGCTATGTCTGCACTTTATGAAAAATCGCAGCTGACGAAGATCCTTATTTCCTCTGCGCCAGCCACCAAAGAAACGATGGATACCGCAACCTTCCTCGATCTGAGTTGCACCATCAAAGAAATTCAGTTCACTGGTGGCCAGAAGCAGGATATCGACGTAACAACGCTTTGCTCTACCGAGCAGGAGAACATCAACGGCCTGCCTTCTCCGTCAGAAATCTCTCTGTCCGGAAACTTCTATAAGAATCCGGCGCAGGACGCCTTGCGTGAAGCGTATGACAACGATACGACCTACGCTTTCCAGGTTATCTTCCCTTCCGGCAAGGGCTTTAAGTTCCTGGCTGAAATCCGCCAGCACACCTGGTCTTCAGGTACCAACGGCGTAGTGGCGGCAACGTTCTCCCTGCGTCTGAAAGGTAAGCCTGAAAATATCGAGTCTGGCTCCTGAGAGGTCGCATGAAGAATATTAAAAATCTCGCCCTGGCTAAGATGTCGGGTTTTCGTCATAAGACGGTCGCCGTTCCTGAGTGGGAAGGCGTCAAAGTGGTTCTCCGTGAGCCATCAGGTGAAGCCTGGCTGCGCTGGCAGGAAGTGGTGAAAGCGGGTGCTGATGATGAAAATGTGTCAGTATCGGAAAAGGCACACCGTAATCTTTGCGCTGACGTGGTGCTCTTCATTGACGTTCTGTGTGACACCGATAAGCAGCCGGTATTCAGCGTAGACGAAGAAGAGCAGGTGCGTGAAATCTACGGCCCCGTCCATTCACGCCTGCTCAAACAGGCGCTTGACCTGATCAACAACGCGGGCGAAGCGCGGGAAAAGTCTCAACCCCCGGCGTAAGGTTTCTGATGTCGCTTGCGCTCCGGATGGGGCGCACGCTCTCAGAGCTTCGGCAGAATATGACGGCAAGCGAGCTTCTGATGTGGATTGAGTACGACAGGCAAAGTCCGGTTGGCGATATTCGTGGTGACATTCAGGCCGCCCAGCTCGTCTCTGCCATCTACGGCTCGCAGGGGGCAAAAGTACCGCTGGACGATGCGATCCTGCGCTGGGGTGGTGATGAGCAATCAGAACCGAAGGACCCGTTTGCAGGGCTTGAGGCGGCTTTAGAGGCTGCAACAAATTAGGGCGGAGAACCGCCCATAATTTAATTAAGCTGTGAGAGTATAAAAATTACGAAACCAACAAGAATTATAGCTCCTATAACTTTACCAATATTTTCTGCCACATTTTCTGTCTGCTGAGCTTGCGCATTCAATTCTGATGTTTTTTCTAAAATGGTACTAGTTATAGCGTTGAACTCTTCAGCAAGGGTATTATAAATAGAGACTTGAGCCTCTTCAGGTTCGTTCTCGAAAAAATCGTTAATGGCATCATTACTCTCAAGTGTTGCTATATGAACATTTTCCCCAATTGAGGATATGTAGTCAAAATAGTCACACTGAGTTTGTGCTAAAGCTCTTATTCTTTTACGAATTGGCTTATACGCAAGTGATCCATCATCCTTTTCCCTGATCTCATAATAATCATCGGGATTACCGGGGACTTCAAAGTTTAAACTCAACATATTTATCTCCAGATGCGCGAGAAAAAACGCCAACCCTCAAAGGTTTTAGTGGGAGTGGCTATTCCATTTTCCTTATTAAGGTACAAGAGATGGCGGCTCTACGCGAATTAATAATTAAAATCTCTGCGAACTCTCAGTCCTTCCAGACTGAGATAGCTCGCGCCTCGCGAATGGGGGCGGATTATTACCGAACCATGCAAAATGGTGGCCGACAGGCTGCTGCCGCAGCGCGTGAAAGTGAAAGGGCGCTGTCAGAGCTTACCAATGGATTTGCGTCAGCAGGAAAAGCTGCAGCAGCTGCTAGCGCAGCGTTTGCAACTGGGAAAATTGTGCAAATTGCTGATGAGTGGAATTCAGTAAACGCTCGTCTTAAACAGGCATCATCTTCAGCAGATGATTTTGCTGCCTCTCAGCGCCAGTTAATGGAAATTAGCCAAAGAACAGGTACTGCGTTTTCAGATAACGCAAACCTTTTTTCACGTGCAGCTGCTTCAATGCGTGAATATGGTTATAGCTCAGATGAAGTTCTGAAGATTACTGAAGCTGTTTCTACTGGCCTCAAACTTTCTGGGGCTAACACCCAGGAAGCGAGTTCTGTTATCACTCAATTCAGCCAGGCTCTGGCACAGGGCGTTCTTCGTGGTGAGGAGTTTAACGCTGTTAACGAATCCGGTGATCGCGTTATTCGCGCACTTGCCGCCGGAATGGGCGTGGCCCGCAAAGACCTTAAGAGCATGGCTGACCAGGGGCAACTTACGATTGATAAGGTTGTTCCAGCATTGGTAAGTCAGCTAGATAATCTTCAAAGTGAGTTCAAAAGCTTACCACAAACGGTTTCTGGTTCCTTGCAGAAGGTTACTAACTCATTCATGCAATGGGTTGGCGGTATTGATCAGGCTACCGGCGCAACGGCAGGTTTGTCTGGCGGGCTGGATAGTTTAGCTCAAACTCTGGATGCGTTCACTTCTTCAGCTGTTAGTGGTGCCTTGAATGACGTTGCTGACAACATGTCCACAATAACAACAGTAGCAGGGGCGCTTGTTGGCGTTGGGCTGGCAAGATATCTCAGCGGAGTTGTAACCAGCGCCACGAGTGCAACAGGTGCACTAATTTCAGCAGCGAAATCAGAGGTAGCACTTGCTGTTGCGCAGGATAAAGCGGCTCAGTCTGCTGTTGCAGCTTCAAGGGCTGAAGTTTATCGAGCCCAGCAAGCTGTTCAGCGTTCACGAAGTGCAGATGTCCAAGCTGCTCAGCAAGAGAAAATTGCGGCAGCGGAAGCAAAGGTTACAGCAGCTCAAGCCAGGCTGACTACTGCTCTTGCAACTGGCACCGCTACGGAAAAAGTCAGGGCCAGGACTGCGCTTGAACGTGCACAGGCAGGGCTGGTGGCAGCTAAAAACGCTGATGCCCAGGCTGTTGCAGAAAGGCGCTTGTCCGCGGCACAGGCTTCCTTAAGCCGGAACCTTGCAAACCGCGTCTCGACTCAGAGCAATCTCAATAGCGTAACATCTGTCGGTACTCGGCTGATGAGTGGTGCGCTTGGCCTGATTGGCGGCGTGCCTGGTCTGGTGATGCTGGGAGCAGGCGCCTGGTATGCGATGTATCAGAATCAGGAGCAGGCTCGTCGTTCTGCACAGGAGTATGCCAGTCAAATTGACGATATTAGAGAGAAAACATCTCGCATGTCCCTATCGGAAACGGATGACAACCGTGGCAGGACTGTTGGAGCCCTTGTCGAGCAAAATCGTCTGATTGATGAGCAAGCAAGGAAGGTTGGTGACCTGAAGTCTCAAATTGACGATCTTAATGCCTCCCGTGGTAAGCCGGGCATTACCAGCGAGAACGATGCAAATATCCTTAAAGCAATAGCTATTGTTACGGATCAACTCGCTGTTGAAGAGGGAAAATTGAATGACATGCGAGATAAATCTCGCGGCATTCAGCAGGCTCTCGAAGAAATTGAGCGGCGTCGTAATGATTTAATACGCGAACAAGCCTGGCGACAGAATGCGGTATATCAATCGATGATCATGATGAATGGTCAGCATACTGAATTTAACCGTCTGCTTGGGCTGGGAAATCAGCTATTAATGGCTCGTCAAGGGCTGGCGAACGTCCCGCTCAGACTTCCGCAGGCCGATCTCGACAAAAAGCAAACCGATGCCCTCGAAAAGAGCCGCCGGGATCTGGAGTTGTCACGCCTGAAGGGTGAAGCAAAAGAGCGCCTGCGTCTGAGTTATGCAGCCGATGACCTGGGGTTAACCAGTGATCCGCAATTCCAGACAGGCCGTCAGGAGTTGATTAATAACGGCCTTGCTGAATGGCGGAATAATGAGGCCAACAAACCTAAGGCGAAGGGCGGTAAAACCGAAGGCGAGAAAACCGAGGATGTGTATAAGCGCCTTATCAAGCAGCAAAAAGAGCAGATTGCCCTGCAAGGCCAGAATACTGAACTGGCGAAGGTTAAATACCAGGTCAGCCAGGGCGAACTTGCTTCTCTGACAGAAGCCCAGAAAAAGACGGTATTGCAGAATGCTGCGCTGATTGACCAGGTTAAATTACGTGAGCAACTGCGAAATTACGAAGCCAACCTTGCCGACAGTAACGCCAGCGCCCGCGCAGCCAATGAAGCGCAACTGCTGGGATACGGGCAGGGCTCCCGGTTCCGTGAAAGACTTCAGGAGCAGTTCAATCTTCGTAAGGAGTTTGAGCAAAAGAATACCGATCTTCTCCGCCAGCGTCAGGCTGGTGAAATCGACGAGACGTTCTATCAGCAGGGGCTGGCACTTAATAAGCGCTACCTCGAAGAGCGCCTGCGCGACCAGGAGGGATATTACGCAGCTTCTGATGCGCAGCGTGACGACTGGATGACGGGCTTGTCTGAAGGCTATGCAAACTGGGTGGATGAGGCGACGGATTATTCCTCTATGGCGGCAGATGGCATGAAGCAGGCTATGGGCGGGGCGGTTACCACCATTACTGACATGCTTAACGGTAACGTCGACAGCTGGAAAGACTGGGGCGTTAGTGTACTGAAGATCATCCAGAATGTTCTGGTCAATATGGCTGTTGCCAACGGCGTCAGTTCGATTGGTTCTCTCTTCAGTTTCGGCGCATCTTCGGCAGCGACCGCCAGTAGCGGTACCGCTATTCAGAATGCTGGTGCTAACTTCACCTTTAATGCCAAAGGTAATGTTTACGACTCCCCATCCCTGAGCGCATACAGCAATGGCGTTTTTCAGACGCCTCAGCTGTTTGCTTTTGCCAAAGGTGCGGGGATTTTCGGCGAGGCAGGTCCTGAAGCCATTATGCCACTCACGCGGGCACCTAATGGTGATCTTGCTGTTCGCGCAGTAGGGATGCCGCAGGTCTCTGGCGGCGTGCCTTCAGTTAACTTCGGCGATATCAATATTCAGGGCGGATCTCCACAGGCGTCCAGTCATGGTACTGCCGGAGCAGCAGGCTGGCAGCTTAAGGATGCCATCACTGGCGTCATTAACGAACAGGCCAGCATGCCTGGATCGCCTCTGTGGCGTTTAATCAAGGGGGTTTAACCATGGCAGTCGAAACCTTCAGCTGGTGCCCAAAGGTTGCCTCTCAGGTTGATACAAATTTTCGTACCCGAAAGGCACAGTTTGGCGATGGCTATGCGCAGGTGGCCGGAGACGGTATCAACCCGGTAACACCTCAGTGGAGCGTGAGCTTTACCGGTGACGAGGCTTACATTCAGGCCATTAAAAACTTTCTCAACAGACATGCCGGGTGGAAGTCATTTATCTGGAAGCCGCCGCTTGAGCCTTCATGTTTATGGCGCGCGGAATCCTTCCAGATATCTACCCACGGCAACAAAAAATACACCCTCAGCAGCACATTCATACAGGCATACCATCCATGAGTATTTCATCTGATGTCCAGAAACTGGAACCGGGTAAGCGCGTCCGCCTGATCGAGGTGGACGGCTCAGCGTTCGGTGCGGGTATTCTTCGCTTTCACAACGAGACAATCCCGCATACCGAGGCGGAAATCATCGCCGCAGGCGGCGACGAGTCAAAACTTGAGCCGAAGTCGGTGTGGTGGCAGGGGCAGGAGTATGGCGCGTGGCCGTATGAACTGACCGGCATATCTGTCAGCAGTGACGGGCAGAGTTCACGGCCGTCTCTCACCGTGGCAAACATCAGCGGCACGATTGGCGCGCTGTGCCGAAGATTTCAGGGGATGGCTAAAGCAAAGGTGATCATCCATGACACCTTTGCACACTACCTGGACGCAAGAAATTTTCCTGGCGGGAACCCGACTGCGAATCCCAACGAGGAGCGCAAACAGGTTTATTACATTGACCGTAAATCAGGGTCAGACGATGAAACCGTAGAGTTTGAGCTTTCCAGTCCAGCCGATCTGCGCGGGCAACTTATTCCGACCCGGCAAATTCAGCCAATGTGCACGTGGTGCATGCGGGGCTGGTACAAAACCGGGAACGGCTGCACCTACGCCGGGCAAAACGGCTGGTTCGATAAAGACGGCAACCGTGTGGACGATCCTTCACAGGATGTTTGCTCCGGACTGCTGTCAACGGGCTGCAAACCTCGTTTCGGAGAGAATGAGCAGCTGGATTATGGCGGGTTCCCCGGGGCTTCACTTCTGAGAGGATAATCATGCGCGACAAAACAGTTAGCGCCATTCTGGCGCACGCGGCCGCATCGTGTCCAGACGAATGCTGTGGCGTTGTCATACAGAAGGGGCGAGTAGAGAAATACATCCCTTGCAGAAATCAGGCTGAATCCCCGACTGAGCAGTTTGAATTGTCTCCTGAAGATTATGCAGCGGCTGAAGAGCAGGGCACAGTAGTTGCTATCGTGCACAGCCATCCTGGTGACGGCGCGACAACCCAGCCCAGTGAACTCGACATGCTGATGTGCGATGCCACTGAATTGCCCTGGGTAATTGCATCCTGGCCTGAAGGGGATATTCGTACCGTCATGCCTCGTGGTGATCGCCCGTTAACTGGTCGCCAGTTTGTGCTCGGTCACGCCGACTGCTGGTCTCTCATCATGGATTACTTCCGTACTGAGCACGGTATTACGTTACCGAATTACAGCGTGGATCGTCACTGGTGGGAGCAGGGCGAAAACCTCTACATGGACAACTGGTATGAGTGTGGATTCAGGGAGTTCGACGGGCCTTCCCAGCCAGGTGACATGGTGATCATGCAGGTACAGTCCGCAGTCCCAAACCACGCGGGTATTTTGCTTGAGGGTAATGTGCTCCTTCACCACATGTATGGCCAGCTAAGTCAGCGCATTCCATACGGTGGCTATTATCGTGACCGTACCATCAAAATTCTGCGCTATAAGGATTTGATGTAATGGAAAGAAAAACTGTCATTAAACTCAGTGGTTCAATGGCTCAGCGATTTGGCAGGACCCACCGCCGCGCGTTAACGTCTGCCAGTGAGGTATTCAGGGCGCTATCTAACACAATTGATGGATTTGATGCCTACCTGCGTGAGACCAGAGCGAAGGGGCTGGACTTTGTCATCTTCCGAAACCAAATAAACATAGGAAAGGAAGAGTTTGATCTTCTTGGACCTGGCGATGAACTTCGCATTATCCCTGTAATACGCGGCAGTAAAAGGGCGGGCCTCTTTCAAATTGTTACTGCCGCCGCAATTGCGGCTTTTACCTGGTGGAACCCAATAGGATGGGCAGCAGGTACACAAATGGCGCTATATGCCGCAGCTGGTTCTATGGCTGTGGGTGGTGTAGTGCAAATGCTTTCCCCTCAGGTTGCTGGTCTGAGGATGCGACAGGACCCAGATAATAAGCCTTCCTATGCGTTTGGCGGACCCGTCAATACTACGGCATCCGGTAACCCCGTTCCTTTGCTTTACGGACAGAGGGAAATAGGCGGTGCGATTATCTCAGCCGGGATTTATGCAGAAGATCAGCAATAAACCAAACTACCCATTTCAAGCCACCTGACGGTGGCTTCTTTTATGGACGCGATATGACGACGACGATCATCAAAGGCCGCGGTAAAGGTGGCAGCAATCAGACCCGAACACCCGTTGAAGCACCGGACAGCATTCAGTCCATTGCAAGGGCAAAGGTGCTGATTGCGCTTGGAGAGGGTGAGTTCGCTGGCGGGCTTGATGGTAAAAACATTTTTCTTGGTGACTCATCTTCGTACACGCCTCTTCAGAACGCCGACGGAAGTTATAACTTCAATAATGTGAAATATGAGTTCCGTTCCGGTACTCAGGACCAGGACTACATTCAGGGCTTCCCCGGCATTGAAAACGAACTTCAGGTTTCATACGAGCTGAAACAGGCTGTGCCGTACGTGCGCGCGGTATCCAACACGCAGCTCTCTGCGCTGCGAATTCGCCTGGGATGGCCAACTCTCTTGCTCCAGAAAAACAACGGCGACAAAGTCGGCACCCGCGTCGAGTATGCTATCGATCTGTCGGTAGATGGCGGGCCGTATGAAACGGTGGTTAACGGTGCTGTCGATGACAAAACCACGTCGCTTTATGAGCGCAGTCACCGCGTTAACCTTCCAAAATCCTCGACTGGCTGGCAGTTACGGGTTCGCAGAATCACGCCGGATTCCACGAGCGTGAATATCGTGGACACCATGCGCGTTGTAGCTGTAACTGAAATTATTGACGCCAAACTTCGCTACGTTAACACAGCGCTGCTGTATGTAGAGTTTGACGCAAAGCAGTTCCCTAATGGCATTCCTCAGGTTGTGTGCAATCCGAAGGGGAGAATCATCCGTGTACCTGATACCTACGATCCTGAAACCCGCACTTACTCTGGTACATGGGAAGGTGTGTTTAAATGGGCATGGACGGATAACCCAGCCTGGATTTATTACGACATCATTCTGAACGAGCGTTTCGGGCTGGGGCAAAGAATCGATGCGACTCAGATAGACAAGTGGGAACTTTATCGCATCGCCCAGTATTGCGATCAGCTGGTACCAGACGGCAAGGGCGGCAGCGGGACGGAGCCGCGTTTTCGTTGCAACGTTTATATCCAGGACCGTAATGACGCCTGGACCGTACTTCGTGATCTGGCGGGTATATTTCGCGGCATGACGTACTGGGGTGACAATAAGATGTATGTCCTGGCTGATATGCCCCGCGATGTGTGGCATATCTATAACCACGCCAGCGTAGTTGAGGGTAAATTTACCTTTGCGGACCCGAGTGAAACCACCCGAAACACTGCCGCGCTGGTGAACTGGTCAGACCCTGCCAACCACTACAAAGATACGCCTGAGCCTGTTTACGATAGCGATCTGGCCATGCGCTTCGATTATCGTCAGCTCGAAATGACTGCGATCGGCTGCACCAGGCAGTCAGAGGCAAACCGGCGGGGGCGCTGGGCGCTGCTTACCAACGGTATCGGCGAGGTGGTGACCTTCAGCACAGGCATGGACGTCCCCCCTGTTGGTGAGGTGATCGGCGTGGCTGCTAACGAGCTGGCCGGAAGAACTATCGGCGGCAGGGTGAGTGCGGTTAACGGCCGCAACATAACCCTCGATCGCGCTGCTGATGTGAAAGCCGGTAACAGGCTGTTTTTGAATCTTCCGTCAGGCACAGCTCAGGCCAGAACCGTCCAGGCCGTTAACGGAAACACAGTCACTGTCACCACACCCTACAGCGAAACGCCGGAGGCTGAATGTAACTGGGGTGTGGACTCTGACGATCTGTTTATAGCGCTTTTCCGTGTTACGGGAACGCGGGACAACAACGACGGTACTTTCGAGGTCACCGGGACGACTTACAACCCTGATATCTATTCCGCTGTTGATACCGGCGCAAGACTGGACGAGCGGCCAGTCAGTGTCATTCCGCCAGGGGTTCAGGCTCCCCCAGGAAATATCGTCGTAGACAGTTACTCTACGGTTAACCAGAACATTGCGATTACCACCATGCGCGTTGCCTGGGATGCTGTTCAGGGTGCAGTTGCGTACGAGGCGGAATGGCGGCGTGACAGCGGCAACTGGATTAGTGTGCCACGAACGTCTTCTCTCGGCTTTGAAGTGCAGGGTATCTACTCGGGTCGCTATCTGGTCCGCGTCAGGGCGGTGAACGCCAGCGACGTTTCATCAGTGTGGGCGACATCACCAGAAGTAAATCTTACGGGTAAAGTGGGCAATCCACCGAAGCCGGTTGGCTTCATCGCTTCTGAAAATGTGGATTTCGGCATCGAGCTGAACTGGGGATTCCCGGCGAATACCGACGACACGCTGAAGACGGAAATTCAGTACAGCCTGACCGGAACCGAGGACGATGCGATGCTGCTGGCCGATGTGCCTTATCCGCAGCGCAAATATCAGCAGATGGGCCTCAAGGCTGGGCAGATTTTCTGGTACCGCGCTCAGCTGGTGGACCGCAGCGGCAACGAATCAGGGTACACAGAATGGGTGCGAGGACAGGCCAGCATCGATGTTTCCGACATCACAGATGTGATCCTGGAGGACATGAAAGGCTCCGATACGTTCAAAGACATGATCGAGAACGCTGTGGACAGCAATGAAAAAATTGCTGGCATGGCTGACGAAATTAAAAACCATGCCGACGAACTCGAGCAGCAGGCGAAAGACATCCTGGAGAACGCTGACGGGCTGGCTCAGGCCGAAGTGAAGATCGACGAGATTTCTGTGTCGATGGACGGCATGACGGGCGGGGTGAAGAACTCTGCAATTGCGATAATCCAGGCCAACCTCGCTCAGGTGGCCACGCGTAAAACCCTTTCTGCATCGGTCGCCGGCAACAGCGCGAATCTGGACCGCATTGATGAAGTGATTGTCAACGACAGGGAGGCAACGGCGCGCTCGCTGTTGAGCCTGCAGACGGACGTTAACGGCAACAAGGCATCCATCAACAGCCTGAACCAGACGTTCTCCGATTACCAGCAGGCTATGGCCACGCAGGTAAACAGCATCACGGCGACGGTGAACGGGCATACCTCAGCCATCACCACCAACGCACAGGCTATAGCAGATGTAAACGGTAACCTCAGCGCGATGTATAACATCAAGGTTGGTGTCTCCAGCAACGGGCAGTATTACGCCGCGGGGATGGGGATCGGCGTTGAGAATACGCCATCCGGCATGCAGTCGCAGGTTATCTTCCTGGCAGATCGCTTCGCAGTCACCACGGCGGCCGGTAACAGCGTGGCCTTGCCGTTCGTGATCCAGAACGGGGAGACATTCATCCGGGCCAGCTTCATCCAGGACGGCACCATTGAGAACGCAAAAATCGGTAACTATATCCAGTCCAACAACTATGCAGCTGGTTCTGCTGGTTGGAAGTTGAATAAAACTGGAGATGCTGAATTCAACAATGTGACCGTCAGAGGTGTAGTATATGCTAGTGGCGGTAGATTTACTGGTGAGATACAAGCAACGAGCGGTAAGTTCAAAGGGACTGTAGAAGCGCAAAGTTTTATCGGGGACATTGCAAATATGCACACAGGGACGAATGTGAGTCGGTCTAGTGACGGATATTTAGAAAAGGTAATGACTTATAATGATTCATCCAGTTCTGGGCACGCAAGACACGTCTGTGTTATAGCAAACGTTAAAGGTAATGGTGCAGGAACAATCGACATTAACGGCAATGAGAGTGGTTCATCCGTGCAAGACATGGAGAGACTTATCATGCATTCTGCGGTTGTAACAGGTCCAAACGTAACAGTGCGTATTAAAGTGTCCGCTCAAAATAACAGGGGTGCGTCAATTTCTTCGCCTACTATCATAGTATCACACGGATCTGGTTCATTCACAGGTTAAAATATTAACCCCTCTTTTGAGGGGTTAATATTTAGTAGTCTATAACACAGTTAGAAGGGCTACCGATTCGTCGGTATTCGTGATCAATCTCGTGACACCACTGCCCGTCATTGGAAGGTTTTCGGTATCATAAATTAAAGAACCGTTACCATCTCGATCCAAAGGTTTTGGAATGACACCGGAATTTGGTTTACCGGTATTTAAACCATTACCACATGCAGTGAGGGACAGACATAATGGCAGCATAATTAGAGCGAGTTTCATTGGGACTCCTTTGTGTTGTTGACAAGGTTCAATTTTAATATACTTGTTGTGTTGAGTAAGTAAAATAAAGTGGGAAATGTTATGGCAATTCGTTTACATGGTATTTTAGTTGATGGATTGAATAAACCAATCGTCAACGCAAACGTCTTCTTACTTGCACGAAGCCATTCATTTTTGATGGGACAATAAATATCGCCAATGCGAACCTGAATATTGGTGATGAATTTTGCCAGATTGTTTATACCGGGGCTAACTGTCGACACGTTGGTGGTTACGGAAATATTAGGTATAAAGGAATTGTAATGACAGGTGGGAATGTCATAGCGGAAAGGAATAAAGTAGTCGGCAATTATTATTGGGGTGGGTGGTCAATGGCATTTGATACAACTATAGCTATGCCAACACTGGCGTTGCCCAACATGTATTAAAAACCAATTCAGAAATTATTTCTGGTGAGGGTTATATACCTCTCCGGGCTTCATGTTGTCTAAATTTAGGAGTTGTTATGATTTATAGCACCGGAACTATCTCTATTAACGGAAATACCGCAACCGGCTCCGGCACAAACTGGACAGCTCCCGCCAGCCAGGTCCGCGCTGGCCAGACGATTATCGTGATGTCTAACCCGGTGCGGCTGTTCCAGATTTCATCCGTGAACAGCGCCACGTCAATGACGGTTACGCCTGCCGCTTCCCCGGCGCTGAGCGGCCAGAAATACGCCATTCTGGTGTCAGACATTATCTCCGTGGACGGACTGGCCCAGGCAATGTCGCAGCTCATCAAAGAGTATGACGAGAACATTGGCGCGTGGGAGACGTTCGCCACTACCTCAGCAAACCAGACCATCACCGTTACCATCAACGGGACCACCGTAACCATCCCTGGCATCGGTAAACTGGCACAGAAAGGGAGCAACGGTGCGGTTACTGTCGCAGACGGCGGAACCGGCGCAACGAATGCCGCAGACGCTCGCACAAACCTTGGTTTGGGAGAAGGTGCTCCAGCTATTGGCGTTCCGTTCTTCTGGCCGTCCGCTGCAATGCCAAATACTGTAATCGACAGCTGGTCCAGTATGGTGTTTTTGAAGTTCAACGGGGCGAAATTTTCTGCCTCTGATTACCCTGTGCTGGCGAAAGTGTTTCCTTCACTGGTATTACCTGAAGCCCGCGGTGATTTCATTCGTATCTGGGATGACGGGCGAGGTGCCGATGGTGGTCGCGAATTATTAAGCTGGCAGGAAGCTACAAACTTTTCTCAGTTTGCCGGGAATATAGGCGGAGGTGCGGGACACGCAATTAACTTTCATGATGGAATCGCCGGAAATCAGCCAGGATTTTCACGATTTAATTTCACCAGTAACCCTGCGGGTGATGGTGTGAATTTTGTTGCTGTCAGACCGCGAAATATTGCATTTAACTTTCTGGTGAGGGCTAAATAATGAAACCTGTTTTTGATGAAAATGGGCTGGCCACAGTGCCGGGCGATATGCGTTGTTTTTATTATGATGCTGAAACATCTGAGTATACGGGCTGGTCTGATGAATATATTAATACTGGCGTAAGTATGCCCGCCTGTTCCACTGGTATTGACCCGGGCGAAAACATTCCGGGAAAAGTGGCAGTATTTACAGGTAAGGGATGGAGCCATGAAGAAGACCATCGCAATGAGACTGTTTACTCAATCGAAAATGGTGCTGCTGTTACAGTGGATTATATCGGTGCCATCAAAAACGGTTATGTCACGCTTTCACCGTTAACGCCATATGATAAATGGGATGGTGAGAAATGGGTGACAGACACTGAGGCACAACACAGTGCCGCAGTAGACGCGGCAGAAGCACAGCGCCAGTCACTGATTGATGCAGCAATGGCTTCCATTAGTCTGATTCAGCTGAAATTACAGGCCGGGCGGAAGCTGACGCAGGCAGAAACCACCCGACTTAACGCTGTGCTGGATTACATTGACGCGGTGGCGGCAACAGATACCAGCACCGCGCCGGATGTCATCTGGCCTGAACTGCCGGAGGCGTAGGCCATTCAATATCTGGAGCACCGGAAGTATCGACCAGTTCCAGTGCGTCCAGATAATCCAGCCATAAATTATATTGCGCCAGTTCCTCACCTTTCAGACGACCAATAGCCGCCTTTCCTGGCCACTGCTTACTGTTAATATATTCATTAACTCTATTTATGAGTGCCTGTTTTTTTCGTTCCGCTTCTGACAGTTGTTCTTCATGAGTTAGCGGCGGTACGTCATCCCATGCAGGATAGCCATCATCACCCGCAACTCTCACTTTCCCTGGAGGTGGGGACAGGTACTTAATAAATATATCCTCATCAACTTCAACTCCATTATGAGGCCATAACCCAGACTCCTTATACTGACTTTCCAGAGTAAATGGGTAAAACATATTAGTTTTGTAAGCGACTCGTCAGAACCGTATTGATATTTACTGAGAGCTCAGATCAACTTTCCAGGGCAACAGATCGCGTACCCGGTTTGCCGGCCAGTCCTGGATATG